TTTCCAGATATCGTCATGGTTGTGCTTTGCGCCTTTCTTTGGCAATGTGCTTGCTAAAGGATAGCGAAGAATCGTTTCCTTGTCGAATTTCTAACGAAAGGTTCCGTATTTTCGGAGTGAACGGGCAGATATTACTGCATTCACACTTTCCTAAGAGGGTTGAAATGGGCCATCAGCGTTTGGGCAAATTGCCGGCACATCGCCTTTTACCAGAAATTATCAAATTTCTGGTGTCCGGTGGTACGCCTACGGATGATCTGGTCGATCAGATCACCGACTTCGGCAAGGATGCTTTGCAAGAAGCCCTCAGGGACCCGGTATTCATTCGTGCCTTGTGGTTGCTGGTCCAGATTCCACAGGCCATGGCTGACGACAATGCGACGGCCGCCTTGCAAGCCATTGGTCTGGACGGGCGAAATTATGCGTCAGTCGCGGATGTTTTGGTTGATTTCAACAACAATCTGGAACGTGCACAGCGAATGCCCAATGCAGATACCGGTGACCTCGGGGAACTGGCCCGGCAGGCAGCGCTTTCTGCCTTTGGCAACCGTGTTGCGGAAAACCTGCCCTCTCTTTGGGAGGCGAGTCCGGATGACATCCGGTCAACAGTGGCAAGCCTGCATTCGACCGAACAGTTCGGGGCGCTGGCGCAGGAGTTCATGGCAAATTTCGTCGATCGCACGATCCATTACTTCGTTGATCGTGATCTGCACCGGATGGTCGGTCCGGACCGGGTATCCAGATCCTTGAATGATGTCGAAAACTTCAACAGAGCGATCACCCGGCATTGCAACGAATCTTCCCTGATCATGCGGGGGTTTGCAAAGGACTGGTTGGGCAAGAACCATTTTCACGAGAATAAGGAAATCACCGAGAAGTCCATCCGTGGGTTCGCAAGCCACACGGTCACGAAAATGAAGGTGGAGCTCGATGCAAGAAAGGGAACAGCGTGAGAAGATTCCAGATAGATTGCGGTGGTCAAACCACCGGCGACAATGATGCCATCGTGCTGGATGCACAGGGTGAAGCCAGGAACGTCAATCTGCGTGTCGACTATATCACGCGTGGGATGCTCGGGAATGTTCCTGAATTGCTTGCCGATCTGCTCGAAATCGCCGCCTATGTGTTTTGCGCAGATCAACGCGCTTCCCGTGGCTCTGAAAAACTGAAGGATTATGGCAATCACTGGCGTCGGGATCTTCAATTCAACATACCCGTCCGTTGCCCCGATGTCTGGTCGGATACTCAAGTTCAGAAGGAGTTGTGCGACACGCTCGGGTTCCTGTCCGATGATGCCTACACTTTCGAATTCACGCTTTCGGAAAATCCGGCGGAAATTCAGGAGCAGTATTTTCCCAACCTGATAGATGCAGCGCCAAGCGTGGACGAGGTGGCGCTGTTCTCAGGCGGCATCGATTCATTTGCGGGCGCGGTGAATGACATCGTGCAAAACAAAAAATCACTTCTGCTCGTTGGCCATTCCGGGGCAACAAAAATCCGCAGTGTTCAGGATACGCTGATCAAGGAATTGAAGGAGCGCGGCCATCAACGGCAGGTGTCTTTTGTGCCCGTTTGCGTGTCCAATATCGGTGCACGAACCGTAGAGCACACCCAGCGCACACGGTCGTTCCTGTTCGCCTGCCTTGGTCTGGTCATTGCCCGGATGGCGGGAAAAGACCGGTTTACCTTTTACGAAAATGGCGTCGTCAGCATGAACCCGCCAGTTTCGGGTGACATTGTGGGCGGACGCGCAACCCGAACCACTCACCCCCGGGTGCTGCGTGGCCTGGAACGCCTGTTTTCACGGATACTGGAACGGGAAATCTCAATCGAGACACCGCTGCAATGGATGACAAAGCCGGAAGTGGTCCTGCTGATCAACAAGGCGGGGATGCCAGACTTACTGCCGAAAACATGCAGTTGCACGAGAACACATATGCGAACGACGGCTCAGCCGCATTGTGGTGAATGCTCGCAATGTATCGACCGTCGTTTTGCCGTGCTTGCTGCAGGCATGGAGGAATATGAACCAGCATCAACGTATCGCCTTGATCTGATGACCGCTGATCGCACCGGAAATGAAAACCTACGGATGGCGCTGAACTATGTCGCGTTTTTTAACAAGCTGAGGGGCGTTCCCCAGAAACGATTTATTGCGGAGTATTCCGAGTTTGTTTCGGCCCTGGGTGAATTCCCTGGTCTGACGACGCAGGAGGCAGGAGCCCGGCTGTTTGATATGTTCCAGCGACAAGCGGCATCGATTGATTCAGTCATGGTGAAAGCGCTCCGCGATAATGCCGGGGCCTTGGTCAATGGCGAAATTCTCCCGGGGTCTCTGCTTTCCTTGTCGAGAAACGTTGAAAATGTCGCCGTTCAGCCACCATCGGACTATGATGCGCAGGCAAAGGGTTTCATGGACCGCCTTGCAGCTCCAATTCTTGAATTTGCTGTGGATGAAATGAACAACCATATCCTGTTCCGCAACGGCCTGATGCTTGATGGCACCGATTACACATTGGTTGAAAAGTTAATGACAAGTTTTCGGGCGGCCAAGAACGAGGAAAAGGATGCAGAGTATATTTCTGCGCCGGATTTGGCCAAGGGCCTAAGGAAGACCGAGCAGTCCGTCCGCCAACAACGAAGCCGCATAGGCAAGAAGCTTGCTTCCCTGGCTGCGGACCTCGGCATTCCTCTGAATGAGGACAGTTTCATCGAAAACCTTCACAGCGAAGGTTATCGGCTCAACCCGAATCTGCGCGAAGTTGCCCTTGCGGATATCAAGAAAAAGGGGCCGCCACCCACAGAGCCTTGATGGGCGATGTCACAAACTAACTGGCGTCATGTCACAATTGAACCGCTCGGGCCCTGATTTTTCAGGGCCTTTTTCGTGCGGCATGTCACAAAGAAAATCGAGCCTGATTATATAATCAGGCAGCCAAATCACTGAAATTAATGGGTAATTCCAGACGCCAAAACGTGTCGGGGAGAAACGCAACCATTAACTTCGTGGAGAGGCCCATGCCAGTCAGACATTTCAACCAGATCGAGCTTGCGGCTCGATGGAACATTTCACCGCGCACATTGGAGCGGTGGCGTTGGGCCGGTGAAGGCCCGCAATTCATCAAGCTTGGTGGGAGGGTCGTTTACCGGCTCGAGGATGTGGAGGCCTTCGAGGCCGAGCAGATCCGTCAGGCGACACCGAACGTCCCCCGGGCCATGGCGTGAGGGGAATGGACATGAACATTCCCAATCGCATCACGCTTGAGGGGCTCAAACACATGCCGGTGGGCGAAATCGCGGGTTTGCCGGCAGCAGAGCTGGCCCGCCTGCAGCATGAAACCACCAAGGCGCTGCGCTCGGCCAAGTTGGCCTGCGAGTGGCTCGATGGCGCGCTTGCCCTGAAATACGCCGATCAGGCCGATGATCTGCGCCGGACCGCGCAAAAAGATACCGGAACGGTTCGCTTTGCAGACGGCGAAATCACGGTCAAAGCCGATCTGCCCAAGCGCGTTGCCTGGGATCAGGTGCAACTGGCTCGCATGGTGGAGCGCATCCGTGCGGCGGGTGATGACCCCGCCGAGATTATCGACATCAGCTACAAGGTTGCCGAGCGCAAGTTCGCGGCCTGGCCCAGCTCGATGCAGGAGGCGTTTCACGATGCCCGCACGGTTCATCCCGGGAAGCTGAAAATCACCTTGTCGGATGAGGGGGACGCGCAATGAGCCTTCCCATCATCAGCGCCGACGAGCGTTTGGCCGAACGACGCGGCATCAAGGGCTGCATCTTCGGGAAATCCGGAATTGGCAAAACTTCCCTGCTCTGGACTCTTGACCCAGCCACCACCCTGTTCATGGATCTCGAGGCGGGTGATCTCGCTATCGAGGGCTGGCAGGGCGACACGATCCGGCCGCGCACCTGGGCCGAGTGTCGGGATTTTGCGGTGTTCATCGGCGGGCCGAATCCGGCGCTACGCGATGACCAACCCTATGGCCCGGCGCACTACGCGGCTGTGTGTGAGCAGTTCGGTGATCCGGCGGCGCTGGAGAAATACCAGACCATTTTCATCGACTCGATCACCGTGGCCGGACGGCTGTGTTTTGGTTGGTGCAAGGGCCAGCCCGAGGCCATGTCGGAAAAAACCGGCAAGCCGGATGTCCGCGGCGCCTACGGGCTGCACGGGCGCGAGATGATCGGCTGGTTGACGCATCTGCAGCACACACGGGCAAAGAACGTCTGGTTTGTCGGCATCCTCGACGAGAAGCTGGACGACTTCAATCGCAAGGTGTTCTCACCGCAGATCGACGGCTCCAAGACCGGCCTGGAGCTGCCCGGCATCGTCGACGAGGTCATCACTATGGCGGAATTGTCTGGCGATGACGGGCAGCCCTACCGCGCCTTTGTCTGCCAGACCATCAACCCGTTGGGCTTTCCGGCCAAGGACCGCTCGGGCCGTCTGGCGCAGGTTGAGGAGCCGCATCTGGGCCGTCTGATGGACAAGATCAGAACCCCCGGCGCGCCTGCAAGTGACCGGCTGACCTACACCAAATCTCCCGAACCGGCCGCTGTGGCCGATCAAACCTCATCCCCCAACTGAACGAAAAGGAGGGTCCCGACATGGGTTCCTGGAATGATTTCAACGACGCAAAGACCAATATCAACCTGATCCCCAAGGGCACGCTGGTCAAGGTTCGCCTGACCATCCGCCCCGGTGGGTTCGATGACCCGAGCCAGGGCTGGACCGGCGGCTACGCCACGCGCGGCTCCACCGGTGCCGTCTATCTGAACGGTGAATTCACCGTGACCGAGGGCGAATACACCCGGCGCAAGATCTTCACGCTGATCGGGCTTTTCAGCCCCAAAGGCCCGGACTGGACCAATATGGGGCGCAGCTTTGTGCGCGGCATGCTCAATTCGGCGCGCGGGATTTCCGACAAGGATATGTCGCCCGAGGCCCAGGCCGCGCGCCGTATCGGTGGTTTTGCCGATCTCGACGGGGTTGAGTTCGTCGCCCGTATTGATGTGGGCACCGATGCCAACGGGGACGACAAGAACGAAATCCGCTCGGCAGTGACGCCCGACCACAAGGATTACGCCGCGATCATGGGTGCGGTCGCTCCGGCGCAGCCCCCGTTTTCGCAGGGTCAGCAATCCCAGAATCCGCAAGGCACGCAGGGTTCCCAGGCACCGTCGGCCACCGGCCGTCCGTCCTGGGCGCAATAGGAGGGTCCGGCCATGTTGCTCCGCCCTCGCCAGAAACGCTTTGTCGAGCGCAGCCTTCGCGCGCTCGATGAACACGGCAATGCGCTCGGTGTCGCACCGACCGGTGCCGGCAAGACGATCATGCTTTCGGCGGTGGTCGGAGACATGGTTGGCGACAGCGATGCCAAGGCCTGCGTGCTGGCGCATCGGGATGAATTGACCGAACAGAACCGTGGCAAGTTCGCCCGCGTCAACCCCGGGCTGTCCACCTCGGTCGTCGATGCTCGGGAGAAATCCTGGGCCGGTCAGGTAACCTTTGCCATGGTGCCGACGCTGACCCGTGCCGCCAATCTCGACACTCTGCCCGCGCTTGATCTGCTGGTGATTGACGAGGCCCATCATGCGGCGGCCGACAGCTACCGGCGTATCATCGACAAAGCGCGGGATCGCAATCCGGATTGCAAGGTTTTCGGGGTGACAGCCACGCCGAACCGGGGCGACAAAAAGGGGTTGCGGCCTGTCTTTTCAAACGTCTCGGACCAGATCCGCATCGGCGAGTTGATCGCCGCAGGCCATCTGGTGCCGCCGCGGACTTTCGTTGTCGATGTGGGTGTGCAGAGCGATCTGGGTCGGGTGCGCAAGACGGTGGCGGATTTCGACATGGGCGAAGTCGATGCCATCATGAACCGAGCCCCCGTCACCGATGCCGTGATCGAACATTGGCGAGAAAAGGCAGGAGATCGGCAAACCGTGGTGTTTTGTTCCACCGTCGATCACGCCCGCAATGTCGCCGAGGCGTTCAACGCTGCCGGTGTTCCGACAGGCCTGGTTTACGGCGACATGGGCGAGGCCGAGCGCAAGGCGGTGCTGGCGGATTATGGTTCTGGCAAACTACGGGTGGTGACAAACGTGGCGGTGCTCGTTGAAGGTTGGGACCATCCGCCCACCTCTTGCGTCGTGTTGCTGCGGCCCAGCTCTTACAAATCCACCATGATGCAGATGGTCGGGCGGGGTTTGCGCACGGTCGACCCTGCCGAACATCCGGGCGTCATCAAGACCGATTGCATCGTGCTGGATTTCGGCACCTCGACCCTGCTGCACGGCTCGCTGGAGCAGGATGTCGATCTCGATGGCCGCGAGGGCACTGGCGAAGCGCCGACCAAGGAATGCCCCGATTGCGACGCGACGGTGCCGCTGGTGGTGATGGAATGCCCGCTTTGCGGCCATCTCTGGGAGCGCGACGAGGCCGACGGCCCGTCCGAGCTTTCCGAATTCGTCATGTCCGAAATCGATTTGCTGAAGCGTTCCAGTTTCCGCTGGTGCGATCTGTTCGGTGATGACGCGGCCCTGATTGCCAACGGGTTTGTCGCCTGGGGCGGGGTGTTTTTCCTCAATGGTCGCTGGCACGGCATTGGCGGACGGCAAAAGGAACAGCCCCGATTGCTGGCCGTGGGCGAGCGCACAGTTTGTCTCGCTGCTGCCGATGACTGGCTCAACACCCATGAGACCGACGAGAGTGCCCACAAGACGCGGCGTTGGCTGAACCAGCTGCCAACGCAAAAGCAGCTGCAATATCTGCCGTCCGAGGCCCGGCAGGACTATGGGCTGACCCGCTATCAGGCCTCGGCACTTCTGTCCTTCCGCTTCAACCGCAAAGCCATCCGCGCGCTGGTGTTCGGGGCAGATCGCGGTGGCCGCACCGTTCGTAACGGTGATGAAATCGGGAGGGCGGCATGACCGATGACGCATTTTCCAACGACAACGGACCGGCAACGCATGTGGCACCCGCGGTTTTTACCCTGTGCTGTCTGCACTCGCCCGACCGCTGGGTTTGGTTATGCGGACCCCCACACCAAAACCCTCCCGCGGTCGGCAGCCTCTCAGAGGCGCTGGTTCTGCTCAAAACACTGTCAGGCGCTCTATGCGCGCAAAGCCCGAAAAGGAATGAACATGGTTGATCTCACTGAAGAAGAACACGCGGCTATCACCGCCACAATGAAGCGCATGGGCGCGCTGATGGGAGAATTTGGCTGGGGCACCCGGCTAGCCGATCTCACAGCCGATCAGGTGCGTGCGTTGATTGAAGAAGCGGTCGAGGGCTTCCGCGAGGTCATGGCCGTGACCGCCCAATCATACGCCGCAGAGGTGCCTCTGTGATGTTGGATTTCAACCACTCAAAAACCGTCGCCGATAAGATTAATGAACACATTGATGTGGTTTTGATCAATGAACGCGATGCTGCAACGCCACGTGACTATCTCGGAGCATCTCGCCTTGGCACCTCCTGTGAACGGGCCCTGCAATTCGAGTTTGCCCACGCGCCAAAAGACGATGGTCGCGATTTCAGTGGTCAGGTTCTGCGCATCTTTGCGATTGGCCACGAGCTTGAGGAACTTGCCATTCGTTGGTTGCGGGGCGCAGGTTTTGATCTTCTGACCCAGAAATCTGACGGCGGCCAGTTCGGGTTTTCCGTCGCACAGGGCCGTATTCGTGGTCATGTGGACGGGATTATTGCCAGTCCACCGGCTGATCTCGGGTTTGCTGTCCCGGCCCTATGGGAATGTAAAACCATGAACGCGAAGAACTGGCGCGCTTGTGTGAAGGACGGCGTGGCGATTTCAAAGCCAGTCTATGCCGCCCAGATCGCCATTTATCAGGCTTACATGGAACCATCCGTGCCCGGGATATCGGCCGCTCCGGCACTGTTCAGCGCCATCAACAAGGACACAGCCGAGCTTTACCACGAACTCGTCCCATTCGATGCCGCGCTGGCGCAGCGTATGTCCGACCGTGCCGTGCGGGTTCTGCAGG